ACTTCTCTATTCGGCCTCGAGTTGTCAAACGTTTGGTCTACGACTTATGTTAAAGATAAGTGCGACATGTCTCTCGTTCAAACGAACGGTAACTTGTGGTGCTCTGTAGCATCCGATTACTATCGCGTTGACAGAACCAATACTCTCCCGGACGTTAGTCTCCGTGTTAAAAAGTTTACTTTGCCAATTGGTAGAGCTTTAACTTCCGTAAGCCTACTCGTGACCCTTGGGATCAAGAAGTAGCATCTTTAAACAACCTTAACCTCTCTTAGGAGTAACATATGCCTAATTTGGCAAACGTCACCGTCAAGAAATCCGACGGTATCACCGACATCGTTTACACGGGGCTACAGCCCTCTGCCGGCGACGGCAGTCCAGCTATCTGGCGTCAAACAACTCAGCCTTACCCATCCTGTCAGCCCGAACTGCGAATCATCGCGAAACCGGCAAAAGGGAAAAGTGGGCGGAGCGTCCGTGGCACTTACGTGTACCCTCAGGCAGTTGTCAATAGCACAACAGGAGTTACCTCCGTGCTTACGACAGCCTACGGCGATTTCACTTTCGTCCTGGACAAGAACATGTCCCAGACCGAAATCGACGAGGCTTCTGCCCAGTTCGCGAACCTGATGGCTTCTGCGCTTGTTAAGAGCTGCATGGCTGCGGGCTTCTCGGCTAATTAATCACCGAGAGGCGAATTGTGGGTCTTACACCGTACGTGAAGTCCGTCGCGTTGTCCTATATGGAAGCGCTCTCATCACCTCGATCTCTGACTGTAGCGATACTTATCAGGTACGAGGATTGGGATCAACTAACTCAGCTGAGTGTTGATCCAGTTCATTATAACTGTGCTCATGATTTCAAGGCTGCGGCTTGTGCCACCGGCTTCCTTAAGAAGTTCGATGGTTTCGCTTTACCGATTGACATCAAGAGTCTCACCGTTGCAAAATGGTGGGAAGCTGAGCATCAATGTTATAAGACTAATGAACGGTTGTCCCCTTATCTGTTTGGCGCCTTTGCTGACGCAGATGACGGAATAGCGAAATTCATCGCTGTTTTGAGAAAAAAGGTTCAATCCATCATTGGTACCAGACCTCCAGCCCACATCCGTGGGCGCTTTGGACCTGGTGCAACCATGAGTGACCCGTCAAGGAAGGTGACTGTCCTTGATAAAATGTCATCTGTTCCAACCCTGACCCCGCGAGCTGCCAACCGTACTATCCTTTGGGAGGATACGTATTGGGGGCGGCTACTCAAAGAGCGGAATGAAGGTGAAAAGATTGTACCCGGTAACGGGTTCTTCCTCGTTCCCAAGGACAGCCGCATAATGCGGCCGTGTGCTAAGGAACCTTCGATCAATGGCTTCTTACAATTAGGCGTTGGCCGCGTTCTTCGCGACATGCTTAAAAAGAAAGCTGGTATTGACTTACAGGAAGGGCAGAAAAC